AAACAGGTGATGAGCCTGCTCTACCCGCTTATCGTCAACAACACCGTCACCGCCGCCCTGAACGAAGCGGCACGCCTAGGGCAAAACCGCATTACCGCCGACATCTTCAACGCAATTTAAGGAGACCAACATGGACATCATCACCGCCGAAACCCTGCTCTGGCGCGACTTTGACGAAGCCGTCGGCGACCGCCACTACAGAACCCTGTCTGCCCGCTGCCGCGAAGCAGACGAACTTGCCGCGCTGCTGAACCGTGTCCTTACGCAGCTCTCTGATATGCCCGGCGTGCTGCTGCAATGGCTGGTCGAGCGCAGCGAAGGCAAGACCATCCGCGAAATCACCTACGACCCTGCCAGCGGCGAAACCCGCATACGCCTGGACTATGGCGACAATGCGGGCGGCTTGCTGGTTTGCTCGCCATACGCCATCCATAGCGCGGCGTTGTGGCACGGACACACTCTCTCCGAGCGGCATAGCTCGTTTGATGATGACGACACCATCACCCGCTCCGGCTACGACCTGCAATACCTCTTTAACGACCACCTCGACTGGTTGCGCAACGAAGCGACCAGTACCCGGCAATACATCGCCACCCGCCGCGCCGCCGCCCGCACATCACTTTAACCCGCCCTTAAACCGGAGATAAACATGGCCAAAACCCGCCTTAAAGCCCAAACCCTCGCCGCGCCGCAAAGCCGCGAAGAAACCCAAAATTGGATCAAAGACCTTGGCGACGTCCAACGCGAACACACCCGTGCCGTTGCCGCGATGAATGACGAAATCGCCACCATCACCGAGCGCCACAAGACCGCCATCAACACCCTGGCCGACCGTGCCAAAGAGTTGCAAAGCGGCATCCAGAGCTGGTGTGAGGCAAACCGCGCCGAACTGACCGCCAAAGGCAAAACCGCCAACCTCATCACCGGTGAGGTGAGCTGGCGCCTGCGCCCGCCGTCCATCCGCATCCGCTCGCAGGAGGCCGTGCTGGAAGCGCTGCGCACCCTTGGCCTGACTCGCTTCGTCCGCGTCAAGGAAGAAGTGAACAAGGACGCGATGCTCGCCGAGATGGACATCGCCGCCACCGTGTCCGGCGTCACCGTGGTCAGGGGCGTCGAAGACTTTGTGATTACGCCGCATGAAGTCGAAGGAGTACAACCATGAAAACCCTGATTGACTGGTTCATCGGCCAACTGCGCCGCCGTGACCGCCTGAGCTACCACCTGCGCGACGCCGACGGCACCATCGAAATCCGCCAGGGCTGGCACACCGTGCGCCTGAGCCACAGCGACTACCTGCTGCTGCAACAACTCAAGGGGTGGCAACAATGAAAATGCTGAAAATGGCCGAGCGTTATGCCGCACGGGTTTGCTACCTCTGCGTCGCCATCGGGACGCTGGTCGTCATCAAAGGCGCCATCAGCGCCGAACCCGGCATGGCCGTCTATGGCGCTTTCCTCACCCTGGTTGGTTTTAGCGGTCGCGCCCTGCTGTTTACGATGGACATCTACGACCACCTGCGCGGCATTCCCCTGCCCGCCGAACGCGAGCTGGTACAGGCCGTCGCCAGCCTGCATGCCAGCGAAGCGCCGGAGCTGAATCCGCTCGACCGCCACTACCGCCGCGCCGCCGCTGAGCAGGAAGTGGTCGCCGCCGCCGAGGCGCTGGTTAAAGCACGGGGCTGGTCATGAGCTTTACCACTCGCTGCACGCCACATAAGCACGCCGCGCTGTTCTTTCGACTGCAAGGGCTGGCCGAGCACGTCATGCGCAGACGCGGCGACGCAGAGGCGCAAATCCGCCGGTTTATCGGTAGGATAGCCGCTGTTCAAATCATCTGGGCAAACAAGGAGCGGGCAAAAGAGATCGTTTTTGAGCTCAATGGAGACGACGGGGCGCACGCCATGATTTGTACACTCAACGAAGCAAATGACGAAATCACTCATGTACGTACCGAAAGGAGCCGGACATGAAAACCCGCTGCCCCAACTGTGGCGCCACCCTCAGCCTTGACGCCTTGATTGCCCACGACGATGCCCGTGCCGCGCTGCGCCTCCTGGTGCAACTGGGCGGCGACCTTGCCACCCTGACCGTGCGCTACCTCGGCCTCTTTCGCCCAACGCAGACCGAGCTGACCTTCGCCCGCGTCGCCAAACTGCTCGGCGAAATCCTGCCGGACATACAGGCGCAGCGCATCGAGCGCAAGGGCGCGGTATATGACGCACCACCCGCCGCGTGGCTGTGGGCAATGCAGGAAGTGCTGGTCCCCCGCGACAGCGGCAAACTCACCCTGCCGCTGAAAAACCATGGATACCTCTACGAAGTGCTGACCCACTACCGCCCCGCCGCCGTCAGTGTGGTGACACCCGCCACCCCGGCGGACGCCGCCCCCGTTACCAACAGCAAAACCGGCGCGGCGGTAAGTGCGCTTGCCGGGATGCTCAAATGACATGCCGAAAGAAATCCACAACGCCATCATCGTTGGCCTCATCAAGCTGGTCACCCTGCGACTGCGAGGCGCGCCGCCCGCCGAAAGCGTTACCACCGTCGCCGAAGTATGGCTGGAAACACTGGCACGGCGGGATTGGCAACCCGCAGACGTTGCCCGCATCGAGTGTGCCTTCCGTAGCCTCTGCGCCGAGATGACCGACTGGCCGGCACCGCGCCACTTCCTCGACCGCCTGCCGCCCCGCCCTTCCTTGCCGCCACCCGACACCATCCACGACCCGGTCGAAGCCGCCAAAAACGCCGACATCTTCGACCAAATCGCCCAAATGCTGAAAATGGAGAACGCCCATGAACACCGAACAGAAACAGAACAAAAAAACCGCCGAAGTAGTCGGCAGCCTGATCGTGACGCTGGTAGATACCTCAATGGCGCTAAATAACAACGACCGCGAACACGCCATCGCCAACCTGCAACATGCGCAGACGCTGCTTGCTGCCACCCTCGAAACCCTCGGAGGCTGACCATGTATATCGGCAACCAAACCGCTCGCATCCACATCGGCAAAGCGCGCCTCGGCATGGATGACGACACCTACCGTGCCTTCCTGCAACGCCTTACTGGCAAAACCAGCAGCAAAGACATGACGACTGCGCAGCGTGCCTTGGTGCTGGCGGAGATGACCCGCCTCGGCGCTTTCAAGGATGCTCGCCGCCCGCTCACCCGCCAGCAACGCGCCTGCCTCGGCAAATGGTACGAACTGCGCCGGTGCGGCATCGTGCAGAGCAAGGACAAAAGCAGCTTCAACCGCTATATCAAACGCTATTTCGGCAAAAACAACCTCGCTGACCTTGCCGACGACGAGACCAACAAGCTCTACAACATGCTCGAAGGCTGGCTGCAAGGCGCCACGGAGACCGCATGAGTGATTTTGCATTAGGCATAAAAATCCCCGAACCGGACATTAACGAGAGCGGCGAATTTTTCGCCGCCTTGGCCGACCACACCTGCAGCGCGCTCGTCGCCGCAGGCATACCCGCAGAGACCGCCGCTGAGGCGGTCAATCGCGTGCTGGTTCACCTCGCCGAAACCTTCAGCGGCGAAAAATTCTACGTCACCAAACAGCCCGCCACCTTCGCCCGCTGGATGATGGCCTACCAAGACCTGCGGCGCATGCCGTCGCGCGACGTTGACCGCAAATATGGCTGGAGCGACGGCTATTCGCTCCGCGTCAAAGAAAAAGTGGATGCGCTCATCCAGCGCCGCACCCAGCTGCGGCTACCGCTCAACAGCAAAAAATAAGGCAGGCGCAACGCCTGCCTTAATCTTTGGCAAATCCCAAACCAGTCTAACCGCGCCAGCGGCGCTCATCCCTGAAAATCTCCACAGCAAACGGACGACCGGCGCGCCGCGCGAACAGCGCGCCAGCCCCCGCGGTGTGTGACCACCACGAGCAAGATCCGCTCCTCTCGCGAGAGGGCGGCAAGCCTACCGATTAACATCAGGCGACGCAAGAGGACACATGCCGACCATGCAACACCGCTGCACCTGCAACAAATTACTCGCCGAAAGTCGTGACCTGCGCGGCACCATCGCGATTAAATGCCCACGTTGCAAGCGGCTCTACACCATCACCTACAAGAATGCCGCCGAGCGTCAGACAACAGGAGCTCCTGACGCCCATGAAATATGGCAAAAACGGCTTTAAGTACCGGCCACAATATGCAGTCATCATCCGCTGCACAGACGAAACCGAGCAGCGCAACACCTACGAACGGCTGCGTGCAGAAGGTTACAGTCTCAAGGTGGTCAACGTATGACCACCATCACCATCCACCACCATTGCACCGATTTTGACAGCTACCGCGCGGCACGGGTCAAATCCCTGTTTAACGTTGAAAACGGCGCCGACGTACATATCGAGGCGGCGTTGCCACTGGACGCACGGCCTTGGCAAATTGGCGTTATCGTCGGACCATCTGGCAGCGGTAAAACCAGCATCGGCAAGCGATTAGGCAAACTCTATGCCCCGACATGGCCGCGCGATTGTCCGATTGTCGATGCCATTGCCCCCGATGGTAGTTTTGATGACGTAACCGCCGCGCTGGCCTCAGTAGGGCTTGGTACCGTCCCCAGCTGGCTGCGCCCCTACCACGTCCTTTCCAACGGTGAGCGCTTCCGTGCCAATCTTGCCCGCCTGATTTGCGAGGCGCCTGCGTTTGCCGTACTGGATGAGTTTTCCTCTGTGGTTGACCGGCAGATTGCGCAGATTGGCGCGGGCGCATTTGCCAAGAGCTGGCGGCGTATCGCCGAGCGACCACAAACCGTACTGCTATCCTGCCATTACGACATCCTCGACTGGATACAGCCAGACTGGGTCTTCGACACCGAGAACAGCACATTCCAATGGGGGTGGGCTAGGCAACGCCCACGCATCGAGCTGGAAATATACCCTTGCCGCCAGGCCGACTGGCGCCTGTTTGCGTCGCATCACTATCTAGATCTGCCGCCAATGGTAGCCTCCGCCCACTACATGGGACTGGTCAGAGGACAGCCGGTAGCCCATATCGCTTTCTCCACACGCCCCGGCATGGCCGAGGCGCGTGCCTGCCGCTTGGTAGTCATGCCAGAATGGCAAGGCGCGGGCGTAGGAATGCGCTTCCTCAACGGCTGCTGCCAGCTTTGGTTAGACGGCGACAACCGCTACGCGCGCCCGCTGCGCACGCTTTTCCACACCAGTCATCCCGGTCTTGCCGCCGCCCTGCGCCGTGACCCGAAATGGACACAAGTATCGGCGCAGCTCCACGGCGGCAGCAAAGCGCGTTCATCCGCCAGCCTGCGCAAAACAATGGGAGCGGATGCCGGTTCAGGCTTTGGCGGCCATTTGCGCGCCGTGCAGGGATTCCGCTACTTGGGGGGGGACGTATGAGAGTAGTGATTGCCGGGCAAAAATGGCTGGCCACTGAAATACTCGCCGCCTGCATAGCCCGCAGCTATGACATATTATTGGCCGTCACCAACCCGGCTGGCAGCTTTGCTAAGGCGGCGGCAGGGCAGGGTGTTGCCGTAAGCGCGCAGATTGCGGACATACCGCCCTGCGACGTCATTGTCGCAGCGCACCTGCACCAGTACCTGCCCGCGTCAATCCGCGCACGGGCAAAAAGCGGCGTCATCGCCTACCATCCATCGCTACTACCACGACACAGAGGACGGGACGCGGTGCGCTGGGCGATACATATGCGGGAGCCAATAACGGGCGGGACGGTTTACCGGATGGACGACGGTGCGGACACGGGCGCGGTGCTGGCACAGGACTGGTGCCACATACGGCCGGAGGATACCGCAGCGACCTTATGGCAACGGGAGCTTGCACCAATGGGAGTGCGGTTGATGATGGACGTATTGGGAGAGATTGAGCGGGGCGGCGACGTCGCCGGTTTCCCACAAGATGAGAGACTGGCGACATTCGAGCCGGGATTTCCGGCAGCCGCCCTTGCTGATATTTGAGACAAAGTTGCTATATTTACAACTTTTGCAACTCGCATTTATGTCGCGTTTTGGCCCCAAATATCGCGCGCGGGATTAACATACGATGTTTCGTTGCTGGGGGTTATAGGGTGCGCCTCGGCGCACCCTATGGTGTTGTTTTCGGCGGCGCGCCTTGTCTGAGGCTTTCGGTGTATCGCTATATTTATGGCCAGGGAAAGGCGGCGAGGAAGAGTTCGGCGATGTGCAGCGGTCCGCCGTGAACGAGCAGGGTACTGTGGCGGGCGTAGAGGCCGCTGGCGGGGTCGTGGCGCCAATGCAGGCTGAGGCGCTGCGGGTTTTGTTGGTAGAGCCAGGGACCGATGGGGGCGGCGCCCAGGGTTTGCAGCGGGCGGACGCGGGCGAGGGTCGCAGACGGGATGCGGGTTTCGGCGTAAATCCAGCGGTTATTGCGGGCTGCTAGCCAGACGTCGCGTTGCCAGACGGGCGGCTGGTCGTCGCTCCAGCCTTCGTGTTCGATGTGGACGCGGATGTCGCCATGCTGGCGCAGTCTGGCGGTAAGCGAGCCGCGGTGCAGCAGCCAGTCGCGCTGTGCGGGCGGGGGCGGCAGGTTTTCGCTGTGCCAGTCGGTGGCGTGCAAGATGGTGCGGCAGGCAGCGGTGTTCATGGTGCTGGCGGGGTGTCGGCGCGCGGGCGCAGGTAGGTGGCGAAACGCGGCGTGCCTTTGCGGGTAAAGCCACGGTAGCGGTAGGTGATGGTGCTGCCGATGGCGGGCGGCTGTTCGCGTTCGGCATCGCTGAAGCCGCTGCCGATGCGGAAGCGGCCATGCTCGTTTTCGCAGGTGATGGCGCCCAAGCGTCCGGCGTGTTTGCCTTTGCCGGGGTGGTGGGCGATGACGGTGCATTCGGCGTCCGGCGCGCTTTTGACTTTGAGCAGGTACGGGCTGCGGCCGCCGCGGTAGGGTTGGTTGGGCTCGCGCAGCATCAGTCCTTCGCCGCCTTGTTGTTCGATGGTTTGCAGTGCGGCGGTGATGTGTTCGCGGTTTTTGACCGGGGTTTGTGCGATGACGCGGATGCGCGCCTGCGGGTGGTCGTGCAGCCAATGTTCCAGGGTGGCGAGGCGCTGGTAGAGGTCGCCCGTGGCTTGTGGCACGTCGAAGACGTGCAGGTGGATGCCACTCCAGTCGCCGTCAGCGGCGCGCACGGCGGCGGAGGTGTTTTCGAATTGGCCGCGGCCGCGGTACAGTTCGCCGTCCAGTGGCCACGGCGGGTAGTCGGCCAGGAATCCAGCGGGTGGCTGAAAGGGGTAACCGGCGCGGCTGTTGAGCTGGTGGCCGTCCCAGTAGGCGCGCACGCCGTCAAGTTTTTCGCTCATCGCCCAGCCGCGGACGTCCTGTCCCTGCCAGGTTTCGGCGAGGATGAGGTCAGGGGCGGCGGGGGCGCTTGTGGTGGCGAGCAGGAAGGCGATTAGGGCGACGGGCTTCATGGGAAGTCATGCTCACGCGCGTTATTTGACGTTCTTCATCGACTGGAAGAATTCTTCGTTGGTCTTGGTGTTTTTCAGGCGTTCCAGCAGGAATTCGCTCGCTTGCAGTTCGTCCATCGGGTGCAGGATTTTGCGCAGTATCCAGGTTTTTTGCAGGACGTCGGGATCAATCATCAGTTCTTCGCGGCGTGTGCCGGAGGGGTTGATGTCGATTGCCGGGAAGATGCGTTTTTCAGCGATGCGGCGGTTCAGGTGCACTTCCATGTTGCCCGTGCCTTTGAATTCTTCGTAGATGACTTCGTCCATTTTCGAGCCGGTATCAATCAGGGCGGTGGCGATTATGGTGAGCGAGCCGGCTTCTTCGGTGTTGCGTGCCGCGCCGAAGAAGCGTTTGGGGCGTTGCAGGGCGCTGGCATCCACGCCACCGCTCAGGATTTTGCTGGAGGCGGGGGTGATGGTGTTGTAGGCGCGGGCGAGACGGGTGATGGAGTCGCAGAGGATGATGACGTCTTTTTTGTGCTCGACCAGTCGTTTGGCTTTTTCGATGACCATTTCCGCGACTTGCACGTGGCGCTGCGCCGGTTCGTCAAAGGTGGAGGAGATGACTTCGCCTCTGACGCTTCTTTGCATTTCGGTGACTTCTTCCGGGCGCTCGTCAATGAGCAGCACGATGAGGTAGCACTCGGGGTGGTTTTGGCTGATGGATTGGGCGATGTTTTGTAGCATCACGGTTTTGCCCGCTTTTGGCGGCGAGACGATGAGGCCGCGCTGGCCTTTGCCGATGGGCGCGATGAGGTCAATCATGCGCGGGGTGATGTCTTCGCTGCTGCCGTTGCCCAGTTCGAGTTTGAGCATTTCGTCGGCGTGCAGCGGGGTCAGGTTTTCAAAGGGGATTTTGTGCCGCGCCGCGCCGCGTTCGTCGTAGTTGATGGTGTCGATTTTGGTGAGCGCGAAGTAGCGTTCGTTTTCTTTCGGCGGGCGGATTTTGCCGGTGATGGTGTCGCCGGTGCGCAGGTTGCAGCGGCGGATGAGGCCGGGGGCGACGTAGATGTCGTCAGGGTTCGCCTGGTAGGAGTTCACTTCGGCGCGCAGGAAGCCGTAGCCGTCCTGGAGGAGTTCGAGCGTGCCGTCGCCGCTGATTTCTTCGCCGCCTTTGGCGTGGGCTTTGAGGATGCTGAAGATGAGGTCTTGTTTGCGTTTGCGGGAGATGTCGTCGAGTCCCATGGATTCGGCGAGTTCGAGGATTTCCTGGGAGCTTTTTTGTTTTAGTTCGCTGAGGTTCATACGTGTTGGATGCAGACGGGATATGCGAGCCCCCGCGGGATGCGGGGGCAGATGGGTTTAGATGTGTGATTGGACGAAGTTCAGCAAGTCCTGTTTGCTGGCCAGGCCAATGTGGTTGTCCACCAGTTCGCCGTTTTTGAACAAGAGCAGCGTCGGGATGGAGCGGATGCCGTACTGGGCGGCAAGGTCGTTGTTGGCATCTACGTCAACTTTGACGATTTTCAGCTTGCCTTCGGTTTCGGCGGCAAGCGCTTCCAGTTCGGGGGCGATGGCCTTGCACGGACCGCACCAGGTCGCCCAGAAATCGACAAGCACGGGAACGGCAGAGGCGATAACTTCGGCGTGAAAGTTGGCCTCGCCAACGGCGATGGGTTTACTCATGTATTTCTCCAGTTTGAATATGCACGAACGGCGAATCGGCTGCGATGTTGCATCGCGGCAGTTTGGAAGGATGAGGGGGATTCGCTTCGGCGGGTATAGAAGAACCGCGCGAGCGCGCGGCGGGAAAGCGGCGCGCAGTATAGCCGCTTCGCCGCTTATTTCCTACTGTCTTGCTTAAATTCCGGCGATAAAAAATTTTTTTATCTGCCCGCGCCGTAACGCGCACGGTAGGCCTGCATCGCCGGCAGGTGCGCGGCGAGGGTCGTGTCGTCGCCGATGTACTGCAAAAGGTCGTCGAGGGTGACCACGGCGGCGGTGGTTAATTGCTCGGTTTGCGCCAGGCGGGCAAGCGCGGTGTCGCCGCCATCAACAGTTTCCTGGCGGTCGAGCGCGACCACGACCGCAACCGGCGCGGCGTCAGCGGCGCGCAGTACGGCAAGCGATTCGCGGATGGCGGTACCGGCGGTCAGCACGTCATCCAAAATCAGTACGCGCTTGCTCGCAAGCGGCGCGCCGACCAGTGTGCCGCCCTCGCCGTGGCCTTTCGCTTCCTTGCGGTTGAACGTCCACGG